TCATTCATTGAAATAGACAACCAGACTTCCCCCACTTAAACTACTGCCTATATTTAAGTTTAAACCGATACCTATGTTATCTATCCATCCTTTAAAGAATTGGCTACCTAATAGAATACCTACGCCAACTTCATAATATTCATTGGTATTAAAGGAGGGACGCATATCTCCACCAATATCAATACGTGAGGCTTTTAGGTAGGCCGTTTCTATTGCATATTTATCAGCATGAATATCAAAGTAACCTTTCACACCATTTACCCATTCCCAGCCACTAGGGTTAGCACCTCGGGTTGCTTCATTACCTGCAAATGTCCAGCCATAAAAAGGACTGAAACGACTGTCATAAACCCATTTCCCCCAATTTATAGATTGTTGATAAGAGATGCCGATTGAGGGTTCTAAAAGAAAACTATTACTACGAATATTGTAATAGTTTCCATCAAGTTGTTCTTGAAGCTCACCTGATAGCGTGCTGTAAGTGTGTTGGTTGCACCCGAGCATCGACGCCGAAGCATCAAATTCTGATTTTTGATTCACATTTAAACTCCGTTTTAGTTTGATGCCTGCCTCTAGATACACATAACGTCTTAGTATTTATGCGCTGTTTGCAGGGAATAAATCATTTGTAGGACTTGATCGCTACTACATCCATGTCAATTGGTATGAATGATACTATAGGAATTTACTTTTTTTCGGTAGCGTTTTTTTATACAGCCTGATGGGTAATTACTTGATATTGTTTCAGCTTTCTCATTCTTACACGTTCATTTTTGATTGATTTTCGACCTTGATTGACAGCATTCTGGCCTAGCATTCAGGCTGACTCTCTTACCACATACCTCACTGACTTGAGCCTATAAGGCTGGGTAATTTGCGCTGTAAGTCATTCCACTACGTCTTGATGGCATGGTTATCCTGACATGTGAATGATCGGACGGGCATGACTTCTAGGTTGAAAGTAAACGCATCACATTAGTTTTTCTATGGACACAGCTTTATTCGACCTACTTGCTTTGTTAACTTTGAAACAAGCTTTGGGGCAAATGTGTGTATTTTAATCGCGAATTACTTTGCATAGGTATCTGTCCGAACCTTTGATAAAATCCTATCAACGGGTTAGCAGTCTTGGTGGACAACCGGCTAACCCGCCAGCCCTCGTAAGAGGGCGTTCCTTCTAATTCATCCTATCCAGCAGTGCCATTTCGGCTTTTCTTAGCCAGAAGATGTAAGACTTTTTGCTGTCAAATCCCATTAAGGCCCACTGCTCTTTGCACAGATAATGGGCGCGAATGGCGCGTTTGCAGTTTATGGATAACTGCTCAACGAGGTGGTCAAAATGGGCGACGTGGGCAGGCACGTTGAGTTCGTGCTTTAAGTTGCCGCCGCCCAAGGCTTCACCTAAACGGTCGCAGGCGCTGCGGTTTGAAAACCCCTTGCCCAATTCTTGGTGCACCCAATAACGGCCCCAGCGATACAGCCCTAACCGCAACGCCTTAATGTTCATCCTCTGCTCGGGTTCATCGCTAAAGCCCATTAGCCACCTCATTTATCTTCTCAATCGAAAGCTTAAACACATCAAGGCATATCGATGTCACATCGTCATAGGGCGCAGTAGTACGGCCATTTTCCCAACGTTGGTAAGTGTTGCGGCTAATGCCGTAAATCTCAGCCACTTCATCTTGGGTCATGCCCCGTAAACGGCGCCCTACTTTCAATACATCCGCGGCACGATTAGCCATAAATCCTCCTGTACTCAGGCCATAACCCAGTTGTTCTAATTGTCATCGTCATAACCACCCCACTAACATTGGCTCATCTGGCTCACTCGGCTCAGCGGTCGATTGGCGCATAATCTCGGGCGCCACATCATCAAACCCCAACGTGATTAAGTGTGCATGGTAGGCATCCAACGCCATCAACATGCCCTTATCTAAGGTGCTGTTGACGTAAGTGCGCAGCAGTAGCGGCAAGGTGTGATTCAAAATCCGCTCACCTACCATAGTATCTACGCCCATGTCGGCAATAATGGTGCGGCACAGTTTGCGCAGTGCATGCGATGTAAACGCCTTAAACCGAATCGTCTCACTCCAATACTGCGCGGTGCGAATGCTCACCGGCCCTACTTCGCCTGGGAACAAAAACGCTCGCTTGCCCACATGGGTGTATTGCCACAGGGCGTAATGGGTAATCAGCTTCTTGGCTGTCGGCGTCATGGGCAGTCGGTGCTCTTGGCGGTTCTTGGCATTCTCAGCCGGAATAAACCAGTAATCGCCGGCAAAGTGGTCCCATCTGGCTAAACGGGTTTCACCTATGCGGGTACCGAACATCAGCATTAGCACAAACAACATCGCTACCGGTCTTGCTGCATTCCGTAGGGCGCTAAATAACGGGCCCACGTCCGACTCGCTTAATTGTGTACCCACCAAAGGCGGCATCTTCAAACTCATTTGCACCCGATACCCCGCCAAGCTATTGGTGTCTAACACCCGTAAATCGGCCGCAACCGATAACGCCCGCTTTAACACTTTCACCGCCGCTTTGATGTAATTGGCCGAATAGCCCTGCGCCAACATGGGTTTGATTAAGTAACTGTCCACCGCGATAAAGTTCAGCTCATTGAGCGGTAACTCACCAAAGCAGCCACGGAGATGTTTACTCACCAACGATTTACAGTTACTGCGCCAGCTGTTGCTTAAGGTACGGTTGCACTCCACATGGGTGACAAACCACGCCAGTAATTGCGCTACCGTGGCAAACTCGTTGCTGATGACCGTTTGGCCCATGCTGCGTTTGGCGAGCAAGCTGGGTAACTCGGTTAAAAAGGTCTTCAAGCACATCACTGGCCACACACCCTGCTTTTGCCACACGGTTTTGCCCGCTTCGTTCATCACTAAATACACTGAGGCTTGGCGTCTATCGGTCGAGGCCCGTAACCGCACCGCCGGAAACTGCGTGTCCCGAAAGTCCCGCGTTACCCCTGCCCGCAACCAACGGCGCAATACCGCATCGTTTAACTTGCCTTGCTCTACGCCTGTTGCTGTCATCACCTGCGCCATCTAGCCCTCCAACCGATATTCAAAGGTGTGATGGGTACCCGAACGTATCCGCTTTACCCGCTGATTCATCGGCATATCCCGAAACCGCGCACTTAAGGCTGTCTCACTGTCGTGAACCCCAAAGCGGTTAAAGCTTTCTTGCTGGATTTCAAACAGGGTCCAAAACCGTTTACCTGTGATGATGCGCATCAAGCGTTCGCGCTGGGTCAGTGGTTTATTCGCCATCGTTTGCCCCCTTAAGCCCAAGGTTGGTTCGTAAATTGGCAATAATCGATTTCGCCTTTGCCGCCTCAGTGGGCCGCGTCACCGTTTCAGGTAGTGCTTTAGGCAATTCAATATCGGTCAACTCGCCACGGCTAAAGCGTCTGCATAAGACTTTGTAATTACGCTCAAACGTCATTAACACGTCCTTTTCAAGCCCAGTCGCAAACATCCAACTGCCTGTCTCGCGCACCGCTAAGCGCACCACATCATGGCTCCACGTATGCTTATCAGGGTGATGGTAATGGCGGGTTGCCTCCTTAAACGCCGCCTCTAATTTAGGCAGCCCTAAATCACAGGCCGTGGGTTGGCACCACAAGGCAAACTGGCGCGGTGTCGGCCAAAACTGCCTATCGCCCTGCTCGCGTCTGGCGCGATTCAACCCCGCTTGCACTTGCTCGCGGCTGGCAATCCCCTGTGCCGCCAAGGTTTTAAGCCACTCGGCTTTGTGGGTTGCTTCGTCCTCTGGCCGCGGCGCGCTCACCGGAAACAACACCCGCAACTTGCTAAACACGCTGTCCACAATCGCCATGTCCATCGCCGTCGGCTCAGGTTTCGTCACCCGTGAGCCCTGCCCAACCAGCGGCTGGCGGATTAAGGTCTGCAGTGATTTCATGCTCGCATTTTGATTGGCCGTCATATCAAGGGGTCCTCTGGGTCATATACCGCATAACTCCAATCCACTTGCCCAACCGCGGTACCCATCGGTCTTGGCAACGGCGTTAACCAGTGGCGTTCGCGGATAAACTTGGTAATACCGAGCACAAACTGGCCGTTCGCACTAAAACCCCAACTCGCATCCAGCGCCGCCGCGTCCTTCAACCAGCTCACCGCCAACACGCAATCGGCGTCGGTCAGCTTTTCGGCCTTCCACGCTTTCCACGCAGCCGAATCCGAGCCGCCTTTGCGATGGGCGGGATACGCTTTGAAAAACGCATTGAAAACCGACTTAGCACTCGTTGCTGGACAACTATCTTTTAAAGATTCTTTGATAGGTTCAAAAGAGTGACTGATTCTGGGTGCAGCTCCTGCACCCTCAGAGGGTGAATCTCCTGCACCCATGGGTGCATTTGCTGCACCCTCAAAATTGGCTAGGGGTGAATCTGCTGCACTCCCAATATTTTCTAGGGGTGAATATGCTGCACCCTCAGTATTTTCTAAGGGTGAATTTGCTGCACCCTCAGTAAAAGGTAGGATTTGAGCAGGTTTATCACTCAGAACACACGATGAAAAGTCCAAAATATACAGGTTGGATGTATTGCGTTTATGCTCACTCTTGCGGGTAATTTTGCGCACCAGTCCGACGTCAACCAACGCGTTAATGTGGTTAATCGCCGACCGCTCGCTTATCTCACAAGCCTGCGAAATATACTCGTAACTCGGCCAGCATTCGCCTTGGTCATTGGCGTTATCGGCAAGCTTGATCAACACCAGCTTGCGCAGTGGATTACCCACCTTGGCCTTCATCGCTTTTACCATCAATTCCATACTCATAAGTCACCCCCAAACGGAGCAACCCACAAACTCGAATTGACGCAAACCCCATGCTTCAGTAACATGATATTGCCTCACTTAGGTATTAAGCCCGCATCCGTCGCCAAAACTTCAGCGGGCTTTCTTATGTCTACAACAACGGGATCAACTGCAATGCGCCCCGTTGTCCTCCGCTCGCTCGCCTTCACAGCCAAGCAAGTAAACCTTGTGCGCCAAGTTACTGCGCAACTGGCTAAAAAAATCACGCCGTTTAATGTGCGCGTTGCGGCTAGTCGTTATGGCACTCACATTAGCTGCACTCATATCAACCGCACTCGCATCGGCCGCGCCGACATCCTCCGCCAATAGCGCAATAGAACGCTCCGCGCGTTGTTCTTCCATCAGCAGATAATTCATAATCCAATCAATGCTCACCGTCGGCAGCAACAACTGCTTGCCACTGCCCAGCAACGCCTTATCCACGATGTCGGTCGCGATAACCGCCCAACGCTCGGGGCGACTATGCTGCAATTCATCGCAACCCCTTAACACCTCAACCATTCGGCCCACCTGCGTTCGCCTAAACAACTCCGCCGTGGTATGCCCATGAAAACAGGCAATGTCTTTGCCCATGTTCACGCCACTTAACGCTGCCCGTTCAGAGGTTGCCGCGCTAAGATTTTTGGTGTTAGGCTGAGTGCTATTAGGCATTTTCGACTTAGCTTTAAGCGCCATCGCCTTAAGCATTAACTGCTTTGCTTGCATCATGAGTAATGTCACTTGCGCGGTTTCCATCTCGGTAAGCGCGGCCACGGCGGGCCCATCATCACGGCTAACTTGCCCATGCACCGAACACGCGGCGCCGCCCTCCAAACAACAAATTAAACATTCAGGATCAAACATCGTTTATCCTCCTCACTGCCACTTAGGTATCAAGCCCGCGTTCGTCGCCAAACTGTGGCGGGCAATTTGATAACGGCACTTTTTACGCGCCCAGTTATCACTTAACTGATTTGTGAACATGTCATTCACTCCGTCTCTTATTTCAACAAGTCATTTCAACAAGTCATTTCAACAACTGCCACTTATGCCCATTGGCACACACGGCGCGCTTTGAGCCCGACTTGGTTTGCTTTAAAGCCAAACCGCACTGGCCACACGGCACATCAGCCACCCGCTTAAGCATTACCGCATTAATCTGTGCAGTGTGATTAGCGCGTTTAGGCCGATAACCTAACGCCCGCGCCACTTTTACATACTCTTTCGCAATCCATTTGCCATCGGGTTCTAAATGCAAACCGTCGCCGATCATGTCGCCCAAGCGGATCAACTGCTGGTGCAACTCGGTCTTAGCACTGGCGATAACATTGATGTTCAGGTTCGATTGCGGCATCGCGGTCACTTCTCGGCCGCGAATTGCGCCGCCTTGCCGCCATGACTCGCTAAATACGGATACGCCAGCTCTAACGCTGCCATGCTGGCTTGCGTGGTTGCCGCCGACTCTTTTAACTCGCGGTGCGCCGCCACCAACTGCTCGCGCTTGGGCTCACAGCCCAAATGGATCACCGCCACTTGCGCCTCGGCGTTCTCTTTGGTGAGCGATGCCGCCATATCGGCCACATGCAACACATGGCCATCATTCATGCGGTCGGCAATGACCGTCACCCCAGTGCAACCAAACACATCGTTGAGATACTGCACCCGCAAATGCTCGGGCAATGCCGCCACCAGTGCTTGTTCAACATGAAACAAGCGATCCGCCTGTGGATGTTGGCCCTCGTACTGGCCGAGCCAACGGAACAGCTTTTGGGCATTAATCCGCGCATCGTTGTGCACGTCTTGAGTGCTCGCAAAGCTAATGCCCTCCGCCGCCAACACCTCGCTCAGCCCAAGGCGCTCAACCGCCGCAACAAAATCTATCGCCAGCGCAAAGCGTGTCATCTTGGGCAATTCCAATACCCGATGAATCGTTTTCATCAACAAATTCAAACGGCTATCTTTTTTACGTGAATTGGTTTTCATGTGTACTTACCTCCTTCAACCTACAGTGAACCTAAGCCACACTCGCCGACTTAGGGATATCTAAAACTGAGTTATCCTGTTTATCGTTTAATTGATTTACAGCATGTGGATCACATTCCAACGGATCAGGAAAAACATCAGAAAATGAACATGAGGAACCTAAGCGATTGAGAGCGTTTACTACTTTCCAAGCCATGTCATAGCTAGGTTTTCTATTTCCATTGGCATAGTGGTTAACAGAACCTTGTGAGATCCCAACCTCGCTAGCCAAATCATCCTGAGACCTATTAATGGCTTTCAGTATTTTTTTGATGTTTGTCATATCGACTCCGTTTTGCCTTTAACACGGATATTACACAATGAAATATTAAACAGCAAACACTTATTACAAAATGGATATTCTGAAATCAATTACAATAGGTAATAATTGCTATATGAAAATAAGTTGGATTGATCTGGTTAAAACCAGAATGAAAGAGGCTGGGGTAACTCAGTCAATGCTTGCTGAAAAGATGGGAATGTCTCAGGGCGCCATCGCTCACTGGTTAGGTGGGAAAAGAAAGCCAAGCATTGAAGACATTGCATCCATGATGAATATCGTGGGGATTCGTCACATGACTTTAGGGGCTGATGGACTGATTGATTACCCTGATTCTGTGTTAGGTAACACTGAGGAATTACCAGCGAAGATATCCTATGTAAATTCATTCCCAGTTATCAGTTATGTCCAAGCTGGCGCTTGGACTGAAGCTGTTGAATCCTGTCCAGCCTCTGCATTGGATGAATGGCAAGACACCACAGAGCGCACGAGCGAAAACTGTTTTTGGCTACGCGTTCAAGGTGACTCTATGACGACACCGGCAGGCATTAGTTTTCCTGAAGGCACGCTTATTTTAATTGATGCGGAAAAAGACTATCAAAATGGCTCATTCGTTGTTGCTAAGCTAACTGATATCAACGAAGCGACCTTTAAAAAACTAGTGATAGATGCAGGGCAAAAGTTTCTACGGCCATTGAATACTGCTTATCCAACTCTGCCAATCAATGGTAACTGTAAAATAATAGGCGTCGTTGTAGACGCAAAAATGAAAATTTTTTGACTCTACTAGCAAGCACAAACCGGACACTTTAGTTGAGAGCTTTCAAGCTCTTCAGGTGACAAGGCACTGTTAGCCAAATGAAGTCGTTCCGAGTTGCAGTATTCCATGTAAAGCAGTCACATATGGCTTTATAAATTCCCTTGTTACTTACAACGTTAAAAAACCATTCGTGTTTCAAACCGTCAAAAAATCGATCAACAACAGCATTATCCCAAAAAGCACCTACATCCTCATATTGGCTCAGATATCAAATCCGTAGTCATGTGTTTGTTTATGCCCCATCCACATCACTACCACCAAATACACCCTATTTTTAGATAGTTCACGTCACCAGCTCCAAGCTTGGTTAGTCAATACTCATGATTGCCTCCCTACGTTCTTCAGTTCTATAAACGCTTCTTGTCCTATTAAAACCATCAAATACTTATCCGTTTCTTCTTCCCAATCATTACCACCTCTAAAAATATCAACGCCAATTTGTTTAGTGGAAATATGTCAAAACAAAATATTATTCCATTTTGTAATTGACACATAAATTCCATTATGTAATATTCGTTGCATCAGCGACACGCCACACTCTTTAACAATCTGGCTCATGAACGACTGATAAATCTTTCGAGATTTACTCCCAATGGGTACTACCGAGGACAAGGAAATGATTCTAGCGAAAGTTCACACCACACCTAAGCAACGCGATGAGTTTCGTCTACTGGTTGCGATACGTTTTGCCTGTTTGATGGCGCTGGCCAAGGGCCACACCGACCCTATGGATTGCCCACGGGTGCAAGCCCGCTGCGCCGAACTGGTAAAGCATTTTGCTTATCACCACCCTAGCGCTGCCTTTTACCGCCAGTTCATCCGCCACACGGGCGAACTCGGGCTCAATTTCAGCCTGCGCTTTACTGAGCCCCAACAAGGTTTGTACGGCAAGGTGATGGTGTGGCGTAACGACTCGCAAGCCGTCACTAATGTGCATCCGCTGCACATGATGACGACAGCCACGCCCGTAGGCCGCTAACGCAGTAGAGCCACAGAGCCGCCGCGAACATTCACGATTTAGGCTATCTAGGCAAAGCAACCAAGGGGTGATGGTCCATATCCCTGTAACGGTAACGACGACAGTTTCACCTTGTTGGAGGCAATTATGTTTTTTGTTTACGGCGTGTCCATGACCTTAGCGAAAAAGCAGGCGGCCAAAAAGTGCAGCACCTCAGTCGGTGCGCACCCTAACCGCCGTCAACTGAGCCCCGACGAGTACCAAGCTAAGTTGGATGATATGGCGCAGCACTTGTTTGAAACCATGAAGCCACAACGCCTGTCGCATTCGTTATCGACGCCCGCGCTGTGCCAGCAATATATCGTGTTAGCCATGACCCAAGAAGCCCACCGCGATGTGCATATTCGCTATCACAAGCTGTCGGACAAGGTGAACCCCAAAACCAAGAAACCCATCATCAATCTGGTGGTGTTTAACGGCGAAGCCGCAGCTTAGCCCTGCTGATTCAAAAGGAAGGAATAGCGTATGACACATCCAACGAGAACATCATTTTTAAGCGATGTGGCCGAACATCAACTCACCATTCTTAAAGATGATGGGGTGTTCCGTCACATGGTACTCAGCCAAGGCAGCTTTGAGCATCGCTTTGAGATCACCACATGGCCGCAGCATCTGTGCATCAGTGGCGATATGGGCTGTTACGTATTTTCTCGGGTTCAGGACATGTTTTGCTTCTTTCGCCAAAGCGGTGATGACTGGGGCGTGAACGCGAGTTACTGGGAAGAAAAGGTACTTGCTGAGTGTAAAACCGACGGCACTCGCGAGTTTGATGCCAAGGAAGCCGATCAACGCCTTGAGCAGTTTTTGCAGTGGTTTGTCGAAGGGCTGGATCCAACGAACGAAGAAGAGGCTGAGGCAATTAACAGCGCGACCAATGCCGTTAAGGAGTTTACCCAAAACCGCGAAAACGCCGAGTGGGATGTGGTTTATCGCCTCAATAATTGGGATGAAGAAGAGGCAGGCGGCATGACGTTAGATGATTTTTGGGATGGCTGGAAAGACCCTTTCACCTATCGCTTTATCTGGTGCTGTTACGCAATTGTGTTTGCCATCCGCCAATACGATGAAGCGACCCAAAGCAAGGAGGCAGCATGATGGATATGTGTTACTCAATGCCCGCGGTGATGGGCGTACAAGGTGGCAAAGTGTTTTACACCGTTATCATGTCGATGCGTGTGCTGGTTCGTATGTTACGCATTGACGATGCCGGCAGTGTGCTCGACCGCAGCCAACGCAAAGTTAACCCTGCCCGTGCTAAATCCATTGGCAATTACATGGTGGCGAATCCAACGGGGTATTTTCTGCCAGGCATTATCGGCGTGGTTGAAGTACCCACTGGTGGTGATGCGCCAAAGTTCGAAGCGTCCGAAATCAGCGGCGTGGTCGGCGTATTAAAAGTTGGCCTTGATTCGATTATCAAGTTGTTCGATGGCCAGCACCGCGCCACAGGTATCGCAAAGGCACTGGAAACATCACCTGAGATTGCACAAGACTCAATCTCTATCACCCTATACATGAATTTATCGCTGCAAGAACGCCAGCAAGCGTTTACCGATATCAACCAAAATGCCAGCAAACCGCCTCAAGGTTTGTCAGATACCTACAACCATAGGGATGAGCTATCAAAGCTCACCATGGATTTAGTGAAACAAATCGACTGGATGCAAGGCCGTGTTGATTTTGCGACAAACAAACCGACTGCACAGAGCGAATTTTATTGGTCCTTTAAACAAATTAAAGACGCCACGGCCATCATGCTGGGTACCAAGAAAAACTTTGAGCCCTTCCACGCCACCCTTGCCTATGACTTTTGGAACACCATGGGCGCAGCAATGGAGTTCCAATCCCTTGGCAGTAAAGAGCGCGAAACCAGCTTGTTTACCACCACGGTAATGCTTAAAGCGCTGGCGAGCGCCGCAAGCGAGGCAGAATCCATCGGCCAACGCCACTGGCGCCATGCTTACCAAAACCTCGTTTGGACCCGTAACAGCCAAGACTTTACTGGCCGCTGCATTTGCCCCAAAACAGGCAAGCTACTCGCCAACGCCGATGCCGTAACGCTGACATCAAACCTCATTCTAAAAACGATGCAGCAAAAGCTTGACCCAGTTCGCGCCAGCGTTGAAAGAACGTTTTTCCCTGAGGTGGCAGCATGAACCATTTACTCCCTGGCTTTGAATCACAAGAGCGCGTTGCGTTATTGCTATCGCTTACCCGCATTAGTTCGCCCGAGGTGATTGCCGCATTAACGCTGCATTACACCAGCGCCCTGCCCGCCGAACGCGCGGCGGCTCGCCACGGTATTGAACTTTCAAACTTTATGCGCGGGCAAAAGAAGCTAGAGCAAATCGCCGCCACGGTCGAGGCTATTAAAGCCATCGACTGGGCCAAGCTGCAATCAAGCCCTTTGCAACCGAAGCAGGTGGCCTAAATGACTCAATCAGCGGCGTTTCGCCATCTGCTAAATCACTATCGCAGCCATAAGGTAAGCCTGTTACTCAAAGCCACAACGGGCGACAGCATCAAAATCGCACTGGCGCTAGGCGCATTAGATTGCCTGTACTGGCAAGCATTGGGCAACGGCTTAACCAACCTCGCCAAGGGCATTAGCCGCACCATAGTGTATTCGTACCGATATCACCCAATGCGCCTGCCCTGCCACCCGCCAGTCAGCCAAACCAGCGCCAACCAAAACAAGGAGGCGGCATGAATGCGTTCAGCACTAAAGATGGCGTGGTCACGTTATCTAAGCCCTACTCCACCTTGATGTGCGAGCAGCAACAAATCGAAGTGAAGTACACCCCCAACAATTACCACGGCTGGGGCATTTGTAAGTCTTTTAACGCCATCGAGTGCAGCGACTTCGGCCAAGCCGACGCCGAAGTATTCGCACTCAACGCAGAATCAAAACTCAGGATAAAAGGAGAAGCAGCATGAAGCCTATACAAGCAGCAACAGTAGAACGTGAAGAAGGTTATTGGACCCATCCCGATTTGCCCGAGTGGGATGAAGGTGTGACCCGTGTGGAGTGTGAAGCATGGGCGGCACGCCAAGGCGGCGAGTTTGTGGCGATTTGGTTTGAACTCGATGCGCCTGAAGATCAGATCGAGCGCTACTTTGACGAGGGCGATAACGATATCAGCGATTGGAACCCCGTTTGCGACAAGGCCGGCTCATTCTTGCTGAGTATCCACGACACCGAAGATGGCCCCGTCGCGCTGTTCTTCGCTCCGAAAGATAAGGAAGCAGCATGAAGCAGCTTTCACTATCTGAACGGCTAAAGCAGTTCGCTACAGATCAAGATGACTTATCTCGTCGTGGTGAAAAGGCTCTTGCGGCTGAGGCAGCGCAAGAAATTGACACTCTAACAGCTGAGCGCGGCCAGCTGGCGATGCAGGTGGATAAGCTCAAAACTTTCATATCTACACAAGCACTGCCAAACCTATTTGTATTAAGTAATGACTATCCACAGTGCCTAGGAATCGAGAGTGCAATAACTGATGCGAACGAGCTTCTAAAAATTTGCGGCCAAGAAAAAAGCGTTACAAATGGTGGTAAACAATGAAGAAGATGGCAAAGCCTGCAGGGCTAATAGTTTCATGTCCACACTGTGGCGGTGAAAATACGATTTACGCATCAGATCTATGCGAAAACGAATTTGTCTGTTCATGGGCGCATTGCGAAAAGGAGTTTGCAACGTGTAGCGAGGATGATTTTCATCGTTACATTGAGGATGGCAAACAATGAGCTGGTCAAATTGTGGTGAGGATAGTAACGGCAGACCCATTGGTTATGCCTTCGAAGCAACCTGTGATCATCCGGGTTGCCACAAACAAATCGACCGCGGCCTTTCTTATGCGTGTGGTGGTATGCATGGCGAAGATGAGATCAGCTGCGAGGGTTATTTCTGTGAAGCACATAGACCAACCTTTGTCGAACATTGCGGCAGTACCCATCAGATTTGCAGTCAATGCACCAAAGCATTAATCGACTCAGGTGAATGGCAAGAAGATGAGGATGAAGGCTGTTTAACGCAGGTAAGGCACGATGATGAACACTGCAACAATGCTGGCGCTGACTTAATCAGGAGTCCGATATGATCGAGCAATATATTACCCTTGAAGATTGGGCGAAAATGCATATCGCCTTCTCTGTATCAAAAGCGACTTTGCAGGCTTGGGCAAAGTCAGGGTCCATTGTCCCAAGACCAATTAAGCTAGGTAGACGCTGGGCGGTTAAATCCAATGCAATTTATGTAGACCCGACTCAGGTTGTGGTCAGTGATATAAGCGACCCTGTTATCAGGAGAATCCTCAATGGCGGCTAGACCACGTAAGTTCGACCTAGGTGTAGAAAATCTTTATTGCCGGCAAGATGCTCGCAATGGTGAAGTTTATTACCAGTACCGAGATCCCCGCAATGGGGCCTTTAGAGGGCTAGGTAAAGATAGAACCATCGCAAAGGAACGAGCAAGCGCATTAAATCTGTTAATTGCTCAACAACTTGCAAGTGCGTTTATCGATAACTATAACGCTAGGCCGGAACGTGTGGCACAACATGGCATTGCCTTTAAAAAGTGGGTTGAAAAATACATTGCTATCCAGGGCGATAGATTAAATAACGGCGAGATCAGACTCAACACGTTTAAAACCCGTAAGTCTCAGGCGACTATTGCTATAAAAGCGATGGGCAATATTCCCCTCAAAGACATATCAACCAAAGACTGTTACGAGCTGATGCAGTCTTTAAGAGCGCAAGGAAAAGAAAGAACTGCGCAGGCGGTGAGATCAGTACTGATTGATATTTTCAAAGAAGCCGCTCAAGCGGGAGAAATCACCGGTGGATTTAATCCCGCATCGGCGACCAAATCCCCACGGGTAAACGTCGTTCGGGATCGGCTTGAACTAGAGGCCGTGAAACAAATCCTCGCGGTTGCCGAAACCAAAGAGCCGTGGGTTAAAAATACCATTCTGCTCGCATTGGTGACTGGGCAGCGCCGCGTTGATATCGCTAACATGCAATTTAAAAAGGGCAACGATTGGGAAAAACTGTATCAAAATTGGAAAACAGGAAACCGTTCGAAGCCGCCCTACTCCTACGTTGAAGGCGAATGGTTGCATGTGTTTCAGCAGAAGACCTCAACGATGCTCAAGCTGCCGCTGGGACTTAAACTTGAGGCGTTAGATTTGAGCATTGGCAACGTTGTTTTATCGTGCCGTAGCCGCTGTGTATCTAAATACCTGATCCACCATCAACACGGTATTAGAGGTGCAACCATAGGTGGGCAAGTGTTTGTTGATACCATTACCAAACGCTTTTCTGAATGCCGCGATGAGCTTGGTCCATCGACCACGACCTTTCACGAATTACGGTCACTTTCAGAAAGACTCTATAGCGGTCAGGGAATCGACACTCAAATCTTACTTGGTCACAAAGACCCGCGAACCACTGCTGCATATCATGATATACGTGGCCAGATGTGGATAGAGCTAGTGATTTAGCACCAGAAATCACACAGCGTTTTGGAGAGGAATTTTGGAGAGATTTTGGAGAGAGGTTTTTATCTAACAATTACAATGAGTTAAATTTCAAGCAGATATTGCCCATACACACCATTAATATGCGTTGCACTCTCGCCTCTTTCATTTCATTCAATCCTTCAACAGTCAAAGCTTATCCATCGTCATGATTAATTGATTAAATGTGCTTTGTGCCTGAGTTGTCAAATTAAGGCGACATAGGAGTGAAATCATTGCCAATTAATCAGTAAATATGGAAGGTTTGTTTTAATTTATACATTAACGTTCATCGTGATACGCCAGTATTCGCTAGGTTATCAACATCATGTTCGACTTGTCGCGCAGCCACTTATCACACTTTATGCTTTTACAATACACTCTATATGACATGATTTGTATATATGATAAGGGGCAACACATTGAACTCAAGTGGTATCACTCAGTATCTGCTTAACAATTCATGTGTGGTCTATTTAATAAATCTTCAGCCGTACTTGTAAATACTAGATAAATACCACAAAAACTAATAATTTCACTTGATATGGTGTACTGGTCAACCCAAACTGGACACTTTTACTTGAGAATTCTCAAACTCTACAGGTGACAGATCGTCATTAGCAGAATGAAGTCGCTCCAAGTTGTAATATTTCATGTAAGCCGTCACATCTTGCTTCATAAACTCCCTTGTTGGTTGAGCAACTTTAAAAATCCAATCGTGTTTCAAGCTACCAAAGAATCGCTCAACAACGGCATTATCCCAACACGCACCCACATCACCCATGCTGGCTCGGATACCATAGCTCGATAGCAACCTGCCGAACTGCTTACTGGTATATTGCGAGCCTCGGTCACTGTGAAATACCAACCCTCTGGCCGGTTGGCGCAGGTTGTAGGCTTTTATTAATGCCTTAGATATCAAATCTGTGGTCATGCGTTTGTCTATGTGCCATCCCACAATCCGGCGTGAATATAAATCCATCACCACTGCCAAATACATCCAACCTTCACCTGTCTTTAAATAGGTCACGTCACCCGCCCAAACCTCATTAGCCGATACGGGGTTAAAGTTCATGTTTAGCAGGTTATCAGCCACAGCATCTGAGTGTTTTCGCTGCGTAGTCACCTTGTAAGCGCGTCGCTGGGTTGCTTTGAGTCGAAGGCGGTGCATAATTTTACGAACGAGATAGCGACCAACCTGGTAGCCTTCCTTGCGCAATTTCTTCACCATTTCACGATTCCCTAAGCTGCCTCGACTTTGCTTAAATAGCTGTCGAACAAGGCGATAAAGCTTCAGTGTTTCAACGCTTATCACGTTTGCAGGGCGTTTATGCCAATCGTAATAGCCTGACTTACTGACACTCATTACTCGGCATAACAGTGTTATAGGAAACAGGTTAGATTGCTGTTTGATGAAACGAAATCTTACTTCATTTCTCTCGCAAAGAAGGCGCTTGCCTTTTTTAGAATTTCTTTCTCCATGCGTAATTCTTTGTTTTCTTTACGTAATCTCTTTAGCTCATCACGCTCAGACTCTTCTAAGGTGATACCTTGTTTCAGGGCTTCGTGTTTTTCCTTCCAGTTGTAAAGCAGGCTCGTGCTAACTCCAAGAGACTTTGCCGCATCGGCAACGCTATAACCTTGTTCTAGCACCATCAAGACGGCTTCATCTTTAAATGCCTGCGGATAACTCTTATGTGATTTCTTCAGACTCATATAGACCTCTTAATTTATTGACTATACTGTCTCAAAATTAAGTGTCCGATGGAATTAGACCAGAACATGGTTCTTTTATCGGCTAGGTTTATAACTGCATGTACGGTTTAAACGATTATGAACTTACAAACCGCTGCAAATTCACTGGAATAAAAAATAAGCAACAGAGTACAACAAGAGGAAATGTGAAATGGATTTTATTGAAAGGATTGATGTTCTCTCTAAACGTATCCCACAAATTGCTAGTAGCCTTCAAACCGAAGAAGCGACAAAGAATGCCTTAATCATGCCCTTCCTGCATACAGTTTTGGGATATGACGTATTCAATCCCAATGAAGTTGTTCCGGAATTTACTGCCGATACTGCCTGTAAGAAAGGTGAAAAAGTAGATTATGCTTTAATGAAAGATGGCGAAGTACAAATACTGATAGAATGTAAAAAGTACAACGAAAAACTATCAATAAAACATGCTGCTCAGCTATTTCGTTATTTTTCAGTAACGAACGCCCGTCTTGCCATTTTGACAAATGGCACTGAGTATCAGTTCTATACCGACCTAGATGCTCCAAATAAAATGGATGAAAAACCATTTCTTACACTAGATCTGGAAAATATTGACGAGCATTTAATTCCTGAAGTAAAGAAACTCACTAAAAGTTCATTCGATGTAGATTCCATCGTAAGTGCAGCAGGTGAACTTAAGTACTTAAGCCAAATAAAACGTATCATAAGCGAGCAGTTTAAAGAACCTGAGGACGAATTCATCCGCTTTTTTGCCTCAAGAGCCTACGATGGTGTTCTCACACCCAAAGTGAAACACCAATTCGCAGAGATTACGCATAAAGCACTAAGACAATTTCTAAGCGACAGTATCAATGAACGATTAAAATCTGCTATTGGTGGAGATAAGCCAGTTATTGAAGATAAAAACTCAAGCGAGTCTTTAATAATTTCCGATGACGAAAAAATTAAAGTCATTACAACAGATGAAGAAATAGAAGGTTTCAATATTATTAAAGCCATCTTGAGACAAAAATTAGAAGTAAATAGAATTATTGCGAGAGATACACAAAGCTACTTTGGTGTGTTACTAGATGACAACAATCGTAAGCCTTTATGTCGATTGCACTTTAATGCTAAACAAAAATACCTTGGATTAATGGATGCTAATAAAAATGAAACTCGTCATCCCATTAGTTCAGTAGACGATATTTTTAGTTATAGTGAACAACTACTTACTACAGTCACTTTTTACGAGTAATAATTTAAATACTAGCGGAGCAGTATTGCGGGCAGAACTGCCCGCTAGTTTCCTTCTTGCGATGAAATGACTTTATTACTCTCATCTAAATCGACGCGTACCCGCAGGAAACTGGCAAATCTGGGTAAGCCATTTACGGTAAGACCCAGATATTTATAGGTGATGATTGCACCCACAGCGGGAGGATGCTGACGCTCTGCGAGATTAAAACCTGTGCCTATGTTGAAAATCCGGCCGTCTGGGGTTTGCACTCTTATTGCACCCATTTGCCCTGCAAATTGACCTTTCCCTGGTATATGGCCGATCACTGTCGCTTCAGCATCATAATAGGGTTTTAATTTCATCAAATTAGGATTGCGGCCACTGACATACATCGCGGAGCTGCGATGCAGCATTAATCCTTCAGCGCCTTTAGCAACTAAGCTATCAAGTTTTTGATACAGAGCTTCAAGACTGTCCACTTGGAACTGCGCTATGACTTCAAGATAATGCGATTTGCCACTCAGTTTAGTTAACGCAAATTGATAGCGATGCTGAAAGTCGCCACCCGCCTTGGGAACATCGAACACCATAAATCGCACTTTGCGCCAGTCATCATCCTTGGCTGAGGTTTGTCGAACTATGCTCGACATAGCCTCAAACTGGCCTCGCCCAAGCCATAACTCACCATCGAGGGGATAATTCGGGAAATTCGCGATAAACCATGTCGGAGCAGCAATAAGATTACCTTGCCGGGTCAATAGTGCCTGACCATTCCAGTAACCTCGCACCCCGTCGAGTTTTTCGCTAATCAAAAAGTCCTGAATATGAATCTCTTGCTGGGCATCAAACTCAGTTGCCAACTGTATCGAAGGTGGAGAGTTTTGCGCATAGGTCACTGGGGCTAAACAACCGAATATCAGCAGACTGAGTAAGAGCAGGCGTTGTTTGAAAAAACGAAAGCGGATAAACCGATGAAATGTTAAATCTTGTAACGGGCTGGTATGAGTCATTCCCTTGCTCACTCTGACAATATATCCTTCATCAAGCTTAGAACGCAT